GAGGTATGATTTGGATGAGCCGCCTGTCATGGTGAATGAAATGAAACGTTCTCGTGGTAGGCCACGCATTGAGGTTGCTGAAATAGGAGCATAGGGTATGACCACATCTGCTGGCGACCAGATAAACGGGGCGTTACGCCTAATTGGGATGTTGGCAGAAGGTGAAACACCTTCCGCAGCTACATCTGCGGATTCACTGACCGCGCTCAATCAGATGATTGACTCATGGAACACTGAGCGTTTGTCAGTGTTTAGCACTCAAGACCAAGTGTTTACTTGGCCTGCCAGTATCCTTAGTCGAACATTAGGCCCAACGGGTGATTTTGTTGGCAACAGGCCAATTTTGGTGGATGATGCTACTTACTTTCGCGATGCAGCTACGAATGTTAGCTACGGCATCAAGATTATTAATCAACAACAATACGATGGAATTGCAGTCAAGACAGTGACTAGCACGTATCCGCAAGTGTTGTGGATAAATATGTCGTACCCCGACATTGAAATGTACGTTTATCCAGTGCCTTTACGCCCTTTAGAGTGGCATTTTATTTCGGTTGAAGAACTTACTCAACCAGCAACGCTGGCGACTACGCTGTCATTCCCACCCGGCTACCTGCGAGCCTTTAGGTTTAATCTTGCTTGTGAAATTGCTGCTGAGTTTGGCGTTGAACCAAGCCCACAAGTTTCACGCATTGCTATGAGTTCCAAGCGTAACATTAAGCGCATTAACAACCCTGATGATGTAATGGCAATGCCCTATGGTATTGTTGCTAATCGTCAACGCTACAACATTTATGCTGGGAACTTCTAAGTATGTTTAACTTTGCGAATGTCAAATCTACCAAAAGGGCCGCTACGTTGGCCTTTAATAAGATGCGTTCGTTCTTGCCGATAAATATTATGAGCGTGTTGAATATTTTGTTGATGTGTAAGCAGTTCCAAATTGTCAAGGCAGTTATTGACTCGGTTAAGGTCTTTATGGTTAATTTCCAATCGACCTTCAATAGGCCCAACAAAGGCTTCCCACAAAGCTCTGTGAACCCCAACTTTGGTGTATCTGCCATTTTTACACGCAGCAAAACGCAAATAGTGATCGAAACTAGCAGAAGTTTTAACTTTTCTGTACTCAGCATCGCCTTTCCAAGTTTTTCCATTTTTAATCATACTGGCGGTAGCGTTGCTAGTGCCAAGAAATTTTGCAACTTCGCGAAGAAGCGCACCGTCTTTAAACATTTGTTTTGCAGCGGGAATTTTTGCAGCGTCAAGTTTTTTAGCCCTACCAACACGACGCACGTTGGCAAGATTACTAATTTCGTAAAGATTTTCGTAGCCAAAAACAGGTTTCCATATTTCCATACTGTACTTCCAGTTAAGTTAAATAGCAGTATAGCATAATGAAAACGCCAATTTTAGGGTTCAGCTATGTTGCTCGGAGTGTCAATGCTGCCGACAACCGCATGATAAATTTGTTTCCAGAAGCTATTCCAGAAGGTGGAAAAGAACCAAGTTTTTTGCAAAGAGCGCCGGGGCTACTTAAACTTTGCACAGTTGGTACTGGCCCTATTCGTGGCTTATGGCAAATGAATGGGACGGGCTACGTTGTTTCTGGCAATGGGTTTTACAGCGTTGACACCAATTGGGTTTCTACCAGTTTAGGAACTGTATCTGGTATTGGCCCAGTTAGTATTGCTGACAACGGCACTCAAATTTTCATTGCGACAAACCCTAACGGGTACATTTACAACGCATTTACAAACCAATTTCAACAAATACTTGATCCTGATTACCCTGGCGCAGTAACAGTAGCGTACCTTGATGGCTACTTTGTTTTTAACGAGCCAAACAGTCAAAAAGTATGGGTTACGGCATTGTTAGATGGCACTTCAATCAACCCGTTAGATTTTGCCAGCGCCGAGGGTTCTCCTGACGGATTGGTATCTTTGATTGTTGATCACCGAGAAGCATGGTTGTTTGGATCTACATCTGTTGAGGTCTGGTACAACGCTGGTACACCTGACTTTCCGCTTCAACGTATTCAAGGTGCTTTTAACGAAATTGGCTGTGCAGCTGCTTATTCGGTTGCAAAATTAGACAATGGTTTGTTTTGGTTAGGGGCCGACGCCCGAGGAAAAGGTATTGTTTACCGTGCCAACGGATACAGTGGTGAACGTATATCAACCCATGCTGTTGAATGGCAGATACAACAATACGCAAACATTTCAGATGCAATTGCGTACACATATCAACAAGACGGCCATGCTTTTTATGTCTTAATTTTCCCGTCTGCCAATGCAACTTGGGTTTTTGACGTTGCTACTAGAGCTTGGCATGAACGTGCAGGTTGGGATAATGGATTCTTTACTCGCCATCGTTCTAATTGTCAGATGTCGTTTAATAACCAAATTGTTGTTGGCGATTACATCAACGGTGACGTATATGCTTTTGATTTAAATGTGTATAGTGACAACGATAAAATTCAACGGTGGTTGCGTTCTTGGAGAGCATTGCCTTCAGGCCAAAACAATTTAAACCGTTCTTCTAACCACACGTTACAAGTAGATGCAGAAACAGGACATTATTTAAATCCTGTTATCAGTTCTGATTTGCTTCTTACTGAATCTAACAGCAATTTAATTACTGAAGATGAAAATTATTTAGCTGCATCTATTATTGATGCAATTACTGTAGACCCTCAATTTATGTTGCGCTGGTCAGATGATGGTGGGCATACTTGGTCAAATAGTCACTGGGCTGGCGGTGGCCCAATAGGTGCATACTTTACTAGAATTTTTTGGCGACGTTTAGGAATGACTGTTAAATTGCGGGACAGAGTTTACGAATTGTCTGGTACTGACCCAATCAAAATTGCAATCATGGGCGCAGAACTTAAATTAAGTGCTACCAATGCTTAATCTAACAAACATTCCTGCGGCTAGGGTTGCTTTTATTGACCCTCGTTCAAACTTTGTTACTAGAGATTGGTACAAATTCTTATTCAATTTGTTTTTACTTAATGGTTCTGGACAACCTGCTGCTGCGCTTACAGCCATTACAGTAACTGGTTCTCCTTTTACTTATATAAATACGTCATATTTGCTGGTGGATTTAATGATAAGCGGCGGCACTGTAACAAACTTAGAATTTTCCCGAGATGGCCTTGCATTTTTTAACACCGGCAGTTATTACGGAATGTTTGGTTTATCGCCTGGGGATAGACTTCGCGTAACCTATACATCAACGCCAACAATAACTCTTGTTCCAAGGTAATTATGACTACTTATTTAACCCCTAATCCAAAGATGCAGTTTTTTGATGCTAATGGCAATCCATTGGCTGGCGGTAAACTGTATACCTATAGCAGTGGTACTAGCACTCCGCTAACGTCTTACACTGATTACACGGGAAATACAGCAAACACCAACCCCATCATTCTTGATTCACGGGGCGAAGCTAATCTTTGGCTTGGCGTAAACACATATAGGCTAGTGCTTCAAACATCAAATGACGTACTGATCTGGACTGTTGACGGTGTTAGTGGTTCATTTAGCGCAGCAGACATTAGCTACCTAGCCGCAGGCGCAGGCGCCGTTACCACCACGGTCCAAGCCAAATTGCGTCAAACCGTCAGCGTCCAAGACTTTGGTGCAAAAGGGGATGGCACAACTGATGATACTTTGGCTATACAAGCAGCAATAGATGCACTTTCTCAAGCTGGTGTTGGCGGTACGGTTCTGTTACCTGCTGGCGCTTACAAAATTACGCAAAACCTTAGCATCACATGGCCTAACTCGACCAACCAGGACACGCCAGGACGCATCACAATGCAAGGTGAAGGCGCTGACATCTCTTACATCTACGATTACCGCTCAAACGCTTCTGCGACTACTGGCGGGGCTATCACAATAGATTTCACAGCTGGGTACGCCAACAAATTTTTCACCATGTCTTTTGGTGGGTTTAGCTTAATCAAAAAATTTAACGCGACTTCTTACGATACTGTTACTAGTACGTACACCATTGGTGCAGGTACTGGTTTGTACATAAAAAATGTAGCTAGTATTGGAGAATTTAAAAATATTAGAGTTATTGGCTACAACATAGGCGTTAACCTAGTTGATTGCTTGGGCGTAATAATAAACGATTTTAACGTCCAGTTAGCTGATCTTGGATTTGTTGTTGCCAAAAGTATTTTTTCTGAGCCAACTTCCATGCAGTTTAATAGCTGCACATTGGCCGGATGTAAATCCCTTGCATATTTGATACAAGGAGGTGGCCCAATAGCATTTAACGGCGGCGTCATAGAATCTTGTGGCGTTATGAGTGGAAGCAGCCAAGGTGTTTCTGGAGGCATTTACTACGAAGCCACAGCATTTTTGCCAACTCAATTAGTTGTTGACGGTGTGTTCTTTGAGAACAATGGCGGCGCAGCAGATATTTACATTAACGCCCCAATAAGTATTGCATCACGCGCTTCAAGCAACATTAGCAATTGCATGTTTGCCCGTAACAGCACAACACTGTATACAACAAATAATATTTATGTTCTTAACAACAGTGCTACAGCTTTGCTGACGGTTACCACTGTTAGCAATGGCTTCAAAGGTTACTCTCCTTACGTTGCCAGTTCGTCTAGGAAATACATTTCAAAAGCTGGAACTTACAGCGCATCAACTACTATTTACAATCTTGGAAATTTTTATGACGATGCTGTTGAAACTCCAACAACCGTAATTGATATTACGGGAAGTAGCGGTTCGCAAAATTTGCAAAGCGTTACCACCATTGGTTCTACGACTACAAACAATTCTCAGTTTAACGGCGTCAACATAGGCACGTTTTCTTCCGTTCCATCGTTAACTACTACTGGCACTACGATTGGTTTTGCAAACTCTACCAATGCTGCGTTGCTTGTAGCTTCTGCTTGGCGAGGGGCCGCAAACAATACTAACGATCTTGGTGCATCTAGCATAAATTGGAATAATGTATATGCCACCACTTACAACGTAGGCGCTGGTACTGCAAACATTACGGCGTCTGGCAACAATGTTGTTCTTAACGGCGTTGCTGCTGCAGTGCCTGGGGCTACACCAGGATTTTCACCTGTTAACAACGACACTCAATTTTTAGGTGGCTCGTTACTAAAATGGAAATCTTTATATCTTGCTGGAATCCTTGATTGGAATAGTTACGCTATTCCTGCGCCTACTGGTAGTACGACGACGTTTTTGCGTAATGACGGAACCTGGGTTGTCCCAGCAGGCAGCGGAACGGGGACGGTCACCAGCGTAAGTGTTGTTTCTGCTAATGGTTTTGCCGGGACAATAGCAACGCCTACAACAACACCAGCCATTACGCTCACCACCTCTATCACGGGTGTTCTCAAGGGCAATGGCACGGCAATCTCTGCTGCTGTTGCTGGAACAGATTACGTGACCCCAACCGGCACAGAAACGCTGTCAAACAAGACTTTGATCGCCCCCGCGCTTGGTACGCCTGGTTCAGGTAATTTAGCAAACTGCACATTCCCTACGTTAAACCAAAACACAACTGGCACTGCTGGTGGTCTTACGGGGTCACCAAGCATTACTGTAAGTGGCGTCACTGTTAGTTCAGCAACAAATGCTGTTGGTTCTAGCGGTACAAATACAACATTAGGTAATAACACTGTTTTTGTAGCCCCCGCTGTTGGATTTGCCCCAGCAGTTGACAATGCTTATGTTCTTGGCGCTCCAGGCAATCGTTGGACAACGGTTTACGCTACAACCGGCACTATTAACACATCAGATGCCCGTCAAAAACAGCAAGATCGACCATTGTCTGAAGCTGAACGTGCAGTAGCAGTTAAGGTAAAAGGGCTGATAAAAACCTTTAAATTTAATGAAGCGGTAGAGAAGAAAGGCAATGCTGCCCGTATTCATGTGGGCGTGTACGCGCAAGAGTTGTCAGATGCGTTTGCTTCTGAGGGTTTGGACGCAACCCAGTATGGCATGTTCTGTTACGATGAACTTGAAGGTACTACCGTCTATGGTGTCCGCTATGAAGAATTGCTGGCGTTTGTAATTTCGGTTTTATGACTAAGTGAGTCATTGAGCATCAAGGAGAATAATTATGGATTGGTGGGATGAATTTTTTAATTCGCTTGGTAGTAGTTCCGATTACAGCGGTTTAGATTCAGCAATGTTGGCTGCTGGGGCAACACCTTTAGCTGACGGATCAATTGATTACAGTAGTTTAGATCCAGCACTGCTGGCTGCTGGGGCAACTGCGTTACCTACTGGGTCAGTTGATTACAGCGGTTTAGATAATGCGATGCTTGCTGCTGGAGCAACGGCGTTACCTGGAACTTCTAAAACACCGTTTTATTTACAACCAGGTTTCTTGCAAGGTGCTGGAGCAGCAATTGGTGGTTTAGCTCAAGCAACGTCAGGCCAACAAGCTGCGGCTACTCAAGCTGCTGCTGCTGACCGTGCGGCGGCATTGCAAGAAGCTATTTACAACTCAATGGCAGCACGTAACCTGCCTGCTGAATCTGCTGGAAACCTAGCGCGTGACCGATATTTAGAGTTGATTGGGTTAGGAAAAAACACAAGCGCAGCGGGTTATGGGTCTGCTACTCAACCGTTTACGATGCAGGGTTATAACCCTAATGCGTTACCGGCAAGTTTTACCCAAGCAGATCTTGAATCAGATGTAATTCGGCAAAATGCTCTTGCAAACGCAAATAGAATTTCAGATAGAACTTTGTCTTCACGAGGCTTGTTTCAGTCCCCTCAACGTGCTATGACAGAAATGTCAAACCGGCTGAATACGGGGCAAGATGCGTTAACCCGTTTTCAAACCAATCAAGATCGCCAAGCTAGTGCTTACAACAGAGCCTACAACTACAATTTGCAAAACCGTTCCAATCAACTGGGGCCGTTAAGCGACTTAATGGTAGGCGGCACTAACGCTACCAACGCCACCAACACGGCTATGGGCAACTACGGCACAAACGTAGGTAACTTGATGGGCCAAAGCGCACAATCTACGGCTGCTGGGCAATTAGGCGTGGGAAATTCAATCAACAATTTGACAAGTGCTTTGTCTAACCAATACAACACAAATCAAATGATGGACATTCTCGACAAATCTCGACGTTCGGCTTACAGTTTTAACTAATAAGGCTCAATCATGGCCCTCAATGAAATGATAGCGCAGGGAGCGCAATTTAAGATGCCTGACCCGCTGGATCAGTACGGAAGAATTGCTCAGATACAGCAGGCACAGAATCAAAATGCGTTGGCTCAATACCAATTGGATTCAGCACAACGAGGGGATGTACAACAGAATGCACTGTACAAACGCCTTCAAGACCCTACTTTTAATTCAAATAATCCAGAACATTTAGCGTCTTTAGCTCAATTTGGTACTCCCGGTATTAGTGCCATGAAAACCCTTACTGAAGCACAAAATGCAGCTGCAACGGGTTCAAAAATACAAGGCGAAATACAAAAACAAAAAACAGATCATGTTAATCAAATGAAACGTGATTTAAGCGCCAACCCAAGTGACGTTCAAATTGATGCTTTTGTTGAAGACTTAAGAACTTCGGGTCTTTATAAACCACATGAAATAACTGCTGCAAGTAAACATTTAACTGATTTAAAAGCTATGCCTTTAGATCAGAGGAAAACATTGTTGGCAAGTGCTGGCGCTACGGCTGGCGATTTATCTACGGCTAATATGGCCGAAAAGAAATTGGTTGCTCCCGAACCAATTCAGATTACACGCGCTGACGGAAAAATAATCTTTGTGGACAAAAATCCATACAGTGCTACTTTTAAACAAGAAATTTTGCCTTCTCAAGCTGCGGGAATGACGCCATATCAAACTGGTACTTTGGATGTTTCGCGGAAAAACTTGGGCGTTGCACAAGGCAATCTTAGCGTGGCGCAGCAACGATTGGCCCAAGACGCGCAGGGCGTCACATATCAACAGGACGCGCAAGGAAATATTATTGCGTTGCCATCGCGGCTTGTTTCAGGTGGCGCACCTGTTGCAAGGGCCGTTGCCGGTGAAGGCGGCGCACCTGTGAAAGGTAAGCCTTCAGCGTTTGCTGAAAAAGCCGCAGCGCAACGAATGCAAATGGGTAAAGACCTTGAGTTTGCAATTAAAGAACTAAGCAACATTACCAAAGATGGCGGTTTGATTGACCAGTCTACTGGTAGCGGCGCTGGTCGCCTTATAGACATTGCTGTTGGTTTTGGTGGTAAAGCTATGCCAGGCGCTGTTGCTATCGGAAAAATTGCGCCTGTTGCCGATTTGGTGTTAAAAATGATACCTCGTTTTGAAGGCCCACAGTCTGACAAAGACACAACGTCTTACAAAGAAGCTGCGGGTCAACTTGCCAATCCTACAATACCAACCGAAACCAGAAAAGAAGCTGGAAAAACTGTGTTGCGTCTAATGAAAGAACGCAAAGGCCAATTTGCATCTACCGCAATGGAAGCGGAAGGGGTGGCGCCAGCGCCTGCTGGGGGCGGTTCTATCCGTGATCAAGCAGATGCAATACTTCGTGGGGGCAACTAATGGCAACCGCAGATGAATACGCAGCATGGATCGTAAAAAATTCCGGCAAAAAAGGTACGCCAGAATTTGACATTGTAGCCGCTGCATATAAAGATGCTCGGCAGTCAATGTCTGCTTCCGCTTCTACTAATTTAGGAAGCTATGACCCAGGACAAGGAAGCTATGACGATCTACCTGAAAAAAAACAAGGCGTTTTTGACCTTTTAACTGCCCCATTTGAGATGGGGTTGTCATTGGCTCAAAAACCTCGCGCTGAACAAGCTGCTTTTATAGCCCCCACAGTTGAAGCACTTGGCATGGTGGGCGGCGCTACTTTGGGCGGGTTTGGCGGAAGTGTCCCTGGCGCTATTGCTGGTGCTGGCGTTGGCTATGCTGGCGCTAATGAACTAATGCGCCGAGTTGGCGGGACAGCAACACCCGAAACCTTGCAGCAAGCCACTGCGAGAGTAGGAAAAGAAGCACTTACTGGCGCAACGATGGAGGTTGGTGGTAGGGCGGCTATGCCTTACATAACCAAAGGCATTGAATACATTGCTCCCAAAGTTGCACGGGCTGTTGGTGGTGCAAAAGACATTTTTATGCCGTCTGGTTTAAAAACGGCTGGTCTTGCTTCGGCATTAAACAATGACCCTGCTTTGATGGCCCAAGCTAAAACTTTGCTGGATCAAGGCAGAACCATAGAAGAAGTTGCGGCTATTTTAAACAGCAGTGGTTTGGCAACTTTTGCCAAAACCTCAAGAAATGCGTCCCCGGCAACAATAGATATGTACAACGCTAGAGGCGCGGCAAGAGAGGCCACCCAGGCTAATCAGCTTGCGGCAGCATCGGAAAACGTAAATATGTTGGCGCAACAAAACCTCCCTGTTGCAACCGCATCTCCTACCGCGCCTCGCCGCGCCGTTAAGCAGGCGCTTGCTGGTGAAGCCGCAGCACTCCAAGGACAAAAAGCAGCCATGACCGGCCAGCTTACCGCTGAACAACAAGCCGCTGAAACCGCATTGGCAGCACAGCGTCAAGGCGTTGAGGGTGGCATTGCCAACGTCAGCCAATTAAAAACTGGTGAGGCATTGGCAGCGGCGACTAAAGCAATTGAAGACGCCACCAAAACAACCGTTACCGGCCCTGCATACCGCGCTGCTTTTGACGCAGCCCCTGAAGCCACCATCAACTTATCCGGTTTGGCTGGCGTTGCTAAAGGGCAACGCGGCGAACTGTTGACGCAATTGAAAGGACTTGCCCCTAACTCTGCTGCCCTACTTGAACGATATGGGCCAAGAGAAGTTGAGTCTTTAGTGCAAGGCGTCCCCGTCAAAATGACTGTACCTCCCGCACCGGTTACGCTTGAAGAAGCACACGCCATACGACAGGCGATAAACATTGACCGGGCAGCGCTTAAGGGGTCAAACGAATCTGGCGCAAACATAACCCGCGCTAGGTTAAGCGAACTGTACGACTCGCTTAACACCGCTATCAAACGCGATGTTGCGCCTGAGGCAAAAGCACTATTTGAAGACGCCAATACGCTGTTCAAAGAAAGAATAGTCGATGTTTTTAGAACGGGTCAACCTTCCAACCTTACCCGCACCAGCACCCTAAATCAGCCCATGCTGTTGCCTGGTGATATTGTCAGCAAGACAATGGCTAGTGAGGGCGATGCGTTGCAATTCTTGAAGGCGTTTAAGCAAGACCCTGCGGCCATGCAAAGCCTAAAGAAAGGCGTGGAAGACTTGTACCGGCAAAAAGTTCTTGCTGGTGGCAAAGCAGCTACTCCAGAGGCCCATGCTAGGTTTATGTTTGACAACGCCAAGCAACTTGGTGCATTGGACAACGCAGGTTTGGGTATGTCTACGCGGTTAAACCAGATCGGTAATCAAGTCAAAGGGCTGACCGCCGCTGAAACAGCATTGACAACGCGAGGCGCTGCAATCCCAAGCAAGGTGGCAGAGGCATTCAAGGCTGAAGATGAAGCACTAAACCTAGCATCCACCACACTTGGGTTCAAGCAAACCGACAAGTTGCGTGAGGCCATTGTCAACAGCCAAGAAACGGCAAGTCAAGCCTTGTCGCGCATGGATGCGCCAGCTAAGTCCTCATTGGCTCGTGGCGTGATGCAAGATGCTGGCAAAGCATCTGACCCGCTGAAATATCTGGTTGACAATGAACAGGGCATCATGCGGGTACTTAGGGCAAACGACCCTAAGACTGCCAAGGCCACGTTTGACATGGCAAAAAACGCCGCTGAAGTTGCAAAGTTGATTGAGGAAACAGGAAGCCAGCTAGGCGTTAAGGTGCAGCCCAGCAGAAGCCTTAGTCAAATGACTCAAGGTTTGCCACAGGTTCGCGCAGTGGTTGAAGACATTCAAACGCAATTGGCGCAAGGCAAAACTTTTGAGGAACTAGCCGCACAAGGCGCAAAAAGCCAAACGTCTGCTCTAAAACTGTTTCGTGAGCAGACAACGCCGCATATGTTCCCGCTTAACAAAGTGTGGTCAATTGCCAACGCTGTGTTAGGTCGGCTAGAGGGGCGCATTGATGCAAAGTTGGCGGTTGAGATTGCAAATGAATTGTCAAACTCTGCCACTGCTGCTGCTGCTGTTGGTAAGGCGCAGGCCAGACAAGCCAAGCAATTGGCAATTAACGAGGCAAGTAGAGGGGCAGCTAATC